TGGGCCTGGCCTTGATCCCCCACTACATCGGCCGCGCGGACCCGGCACTGCACGTGTGTGATCTGGGATTGGTCCCGGAAAGCAAGGACGTGTTCCTGATCACCCGCAGGCGCGACAGGAAGGACACCGCCATCAGGATTGTCAGCGACGAGATCGTCCGGATGTTTGATGAGGAGCGCGAGCTGTTTGAATGAGCGTTCAGGACAGGCGGGCTGGCTGGCTGTCCCGGAAGGCTCGGGATTGGCACCGCGGGCACCCATCGCCAGATTGCGCAAGTGATGGACGTGATGCGGAAACGATTTGCCAATCACCGCCCACAAAAAAGCCCGTAAGACGTTGATCTTACGGGCTTTAATAGTGGAGGCCGAGGTCGGAATCGAACCGGCGTAAGCGGATTTGCAATCCGGCGGGTAAATCTTTTTAAATCATAGGTTTAATAGCTATTTGCTTCCACATTGACACAGTTTTTCATGGCTTGAAGTGCCCCATTCATCGAAGCTAGTGTTTCAGTTGCGGAAGCGAATTGCTAACCAATTATCGTCGCTGCGGCAACGCGTATGACATGAATCAAGGCGAATCTATGGTTTGCGCTGTGAACACGCAAACCACCAACACGAACCCGTGTCCCTGTTATCGCGATCGCGACCAGCATTTCTAATGCAAAATCTCAATGGTCTGAACCCTCTTGCAACGCTCCCAGCTAGCTCGGCCGCAAGCTGCGTGCGTTTCGTCGTACAGGATGAGAATACGCTCTTGACTATGAGTGATGGCTATGTACTACTGCATGCATGGGCTTATAGACAGATTTTTTGTCATGTTTCGTGACATTTGAAAACATTGTGTGGGGGTATGCTCACACACTCGGACACGCTCTACGCTGGATGTGAATGTCTGGCGGACGCAAATGAGTGTCTATAAGCCCTACCATTACCCAAGGATGGTTCATGTCAAAATTGATACTTTTAAGAAAAGCTCTGTCGATTAATGACCTTGCGGCAATATTAAAATACCAACCCAAATTTCTAGCCTATATAGCTTACAAACTACCTAATCGATATACAACCTTTGAAATACCAAAGGCATCAGGGGGCGTCCGGACTATATCCGCCCCCAGGTCCGAACTGAAGGCACTTCAAAAAAAAGTGGCTGCGCTCCTACAGGACGCGCTTGAAGATATCGCTAAGGAGTTAAACCTTACTTCTTCGTTGTCACATGGATTCAAGCGCGGTCATTCGATTATGACGAATGCTGACAACCACAAAAGAAATAGATATGTTTTTAATATCGATTTGGAAAACTTTTTTGGTTCAATACATCGAGGCCGCGTTTTTGGATTTTTAACCACCAACCGAAGTTTTATCTTGCACCCGTCAGTTGCCAGAATAATCGCGCAGATAGTGTGCGATAAGGATGCGCTCCCGCAAGGTAGCCCTTCATCACCTGTCGTATCGAATTTGATAGGACATCTGATTGATATCAGGATGGTCCAATTTGCGAAAAAATATGGCTGCACTTATTCACGCTATGCGGACGACATCACATTTTCTAGCAATAAAAAGGAGTTCCCCACCGAAATCGCATTTGAATCATCTATCAACGTTTGGGAACCTAGCAACAAATTACTAAAAATAATCCAAAAGAGCGGTTTTGTTGTCAATCCTCAGAAAACACGGATGCAGTACCAACACTCTAGACAGACTGTCACGGGCCTTATAGTAAATGGGAAGACGCATACTTCTGCAGAGTTCAGACGAAACGCAAGGGCGATGGCACACAACTTATTCACTACAGGCTCGTTCCATCGCCATCAATCGCCCGCTCATGAGGTCCAGCCCGAGAACAAAGCAACTGCTTCAATCAGCCAATTACAAGGCATTTTGAGTTATATCTACATGGTTGATCAGTTCAATATTACCAAAATCGTTGACCATAGTAAAAAACGCGTGGAGGACATTCCGCTTACCGCGATTGAACGAACTCATCGCGACTTTTTGTTCTACAAGTACTTTTATGCAAATCCTAAGACTATGATTATCTGCGAAGGTAAGACTGACAACGTCTACCTTAAGTGCGCGATGAAAAAACTCGCGAGAAGCTATCCATCGCTTGCCACCATAGCAGCCGACGGTTCCAGATCGATAAAAGTCGATTTTATGAACTATTCAGAATTAACTCACCGAATGCTAGGCCTTAATGGAGGCACGGGTAGCATTTCAAAACTTATCAGAGCTTATGCTGCAAGCTGTAAAATATATAAACATGCTCCAACTTCCCCCACGATAATAGTCGTGGATAATGATTCTGGCGCCAAAAGCATTTACAATGCGATTAAGGATGAGACAAAAAGCATTTATATGATCTCAACCCCCAAGGGGCCGAAATTCGACGAATCTCGAAGTTTTTATTATGTCGCTCAAAACCTGTATGTGGTTTTCACGCCGCTGCTTAATGGAAAAGATTCGATGATGGAAGATTTTTTTGACAGCAAGACGTTGAACCGAAGGATCGACGGCCGTAAATTTGAGGTCATTACTAAATCGCCAAGTGGATACAGCAAACATGACTTTGCGCAAAAAGTCGTAAAGGTGAACCAGCGAAACATTGTATTCAAAGGTTTTAGACCCATCCTGAGCTCCATCACCGCTGCGATCTCGCATAACAAATCTGGCGCCACTTAAAATCTGACAGACGATTTTCTATTACCTCGTTTATAAAGGTAGGTGATATCTTTTCTCTATCCTTCACCTACCCGCTTACACCAATCGGCCCAGCTCATTAGTTTAAAGCATCCTGCGCGCCATTGGTCTTGGTTTAACCCAGCACTTGCCCACGCAGCAAACCAAACTTATCAGCCCCCCCCCCCGTAACTTAGGCTTCGTCGTGTCTGTGGCTCAACTCGCCCGGGTACGGGTGGGTTTGAACATATCACGCAACTATGTCTATGACTCCTCGAAAGTATTTTGTCACTTCGGAACCGCGCCTGGCCCACAGGATTATCGAAAGCTGTAACCTCATATCTTAGAGAGCGCCCTCTTACCCTTCAGAAATGCCTGACATTTGCGTCTGATGTGGCTGACAATCGCCTCGGCCGATTCGCCCAACGTTCGTCGATATAACTGCAATGAGGCGTCCCAACCGTCGATACCCAGCGACCTGAAACAGCCGTGATTGCGTACTTCTAGTTGAAAGTTGACCAGCGACAGAACGTGCAAGAGTCTCAGCCTCACGCTCGCAGAGGTCGGATGCATGCCACCTCGGCAGTCTGTAGGACCGATTGACGAGCATGATCATTCCGACAACGCTTGAGGGCAGACGGCAGAGCAGGTTCTCGCCGCAGCCTAATCCAGGAAGAATTATGACCAGGACCAAAGTGCTTGTACCGAGCAAGATCCCTTTCCAATCGGCCAATCTGCTTTTGGTCGACTATGGTGACGAACCATTCGTGCCGATGAGGCCGGTGATTGAGGGGATCGGGCTGAACTGGAAGAGCCAGCATGCAAAGCTCACGTCAGGCCGGTTCGCGTCGACCATGGTGGAAATCACCATGGTCGCAGCTGACGGCCGTCAGCGAGCGATGTCGTGTCTGCCGCTCCGTAAATTGCCCGGTTGGCTGATGACGCTGCATCCAGCCAAAGTGCGGCCGGAGATCCGCAGCAAGGTGACGGCTTATCAGCAAGAGTGCGACGACGTGCTCTGGGCGCACTGGGTGAATCAGCGCGGCCCACATTGCGCTCAAGAATCTGCAGAGCCGTCACTGCGTAAGGAATCGGCCGACTTCACCGCCGACTATCTCGCAGACTGCCGTCGGGCGATTCGCGAGATCGGTGGCACCCCTCCCGCGTGGAGCCTCGCCACAGAACAGAAAGTAGCTTCGGGAATGGCCCTCATGCTGCTGAGAAACAAGCGCTGGTTGGTGACATTCGGCCAGTCGGGCGATCCTCACTTGCAAGCAGTACCGCACGATGCCGGGATCTTCACACCGGAAAGGATGCTGAGCTGGATCAGGGAAACTGACGGGGCCTATCAATCGTTCATGCCTGAGCTGCTCAGTGCCATTGGAGATCGGCTGCGCGCAACGGAGAACCGATAGCCATAAGGCGGCAGCTTAAGGTCTAAAACAGACCGCGCATGACCTCGGGAGTCCAGTTCAACACGACCAGTTCCTTCGACACCTGCGGACACGCATGGCGATTATTTGCGGTGCTATACCGAATGTCCAAGGTCTCAAAGTGGAAGCCTTCGAAGGCTCTGCGAATGTCAGGATGATCGTTGATGCTGACCATCACTCTGCCTTTGCATCGCTTCATGAATTCAGCCATTCGCTCGTAGTTACAGAACTCGAACTCAACACCGTATCCGTTTGTTTGCCAATACGGCGGATCCATGTAATGGAAAGTATGAGCACGGTCGTACTGCTCGGCGCACTCAAGCCACGGTAGGTTTTCGATATAAGTTCCAGAGAGGCGCTGCCAGGCGGCCGAGAGCTTCTCTTCAATCCGTAGTACGTTGATTGCAGGTCCAGTCGTAGCAGTCCCGAATGTCTGGCCTGAGACTCGTCCGCCGAAAGCATGGTGCTGCAGGAAGAAAAACCGCGCTGCCCGCTGGATGTCAGTGAGGGTTTCCGGTCGGGTGTGTTTGTGCCAATCGAATATCTGGCGCGAACTGAGCGCCCACTGAAACTGACGGACAAGCTCCTCAAGGTGGTTCTGAACAACGCGGTACAGATTCACGAGCTCGCCGTTGATGTCGTTGAGTACCTCGACGGGTGCCGGCTGGGGACGCAGGAAGAAGAGCGCGGCGCCCCCGGCGAAGACTTCGACGTAGCATTCGTGCGGAGGGAAAAGCGGGATTAGGCGGTCAGCGAGACGACGTTTGCCGCCCATCCAGGGAATGATGGGAGAGTGATTCATTGTGTAAGCAAGCCTTATGAATGGTGGTGACGGACGCTAGACTCGCTTTGCTTTGTGCACGAAGCAGGAGCCTTGGCTGGGCTTGCAGGGTTATTCTGCGGGTTCGGCGGCCGGGGCGGATGGTGGATCATCCTATCCGGTCGCTCTTTAGATCCGAGCGACAAGTCGACGGAATAAAATCAATATTAGGTGTGGGAAAATGTTCTGGAACAGAAAGGATAAAGTTTTTAAAGTTCAGATAATGAACAATCTGGAGGGCCTGACGCAAGCAGCCAACAAGCCCACACCGCCGGCAGTGACAACTGGTTATGACCTACCGCTCAAGCTAGCCGCACTCATTTCGCTGATCCTCAACGGTTGCCTGGCAATTATGGGATATGTCGACATCATGGGACAGCTCGCGACCTTCGGAATTGGGACTAGCGAGATTGAACCCGGCTTACCGATGCTACTTTTTCAAGGCTATATCACGGTAGTTCTATCGCTGCACCACTATATCGACAGCCATTTCCCATTAGGCATTTTGGCGATCGTGTTGACATTCACACTAGCGCTATACCCCTTGGTATCCAAGCTTCCAGGGCAAAAAAACGCCACGACGAAGTTCGCGACATGCTTATTCGCAACCACCTTTTTCTTGCTCATAACTCTAATTCCTCAGATTGGATTTCAAAGAGGACAGAACACTGCATATCGTACCTTTGAAAGGCAGAATTTTAATGAAAACGGCGAACGGGTTGAAAGCATTAGATGGACTAAAACCATAACCACTAAAGAGGGAAAGACAATCAGTGGCGGCGTTGTGTTCAGCTCTGCCATGCATACTTTCGTCCTTCAAGGATCTGAAGTTTTTAAAATAGCAAACTCAGACAATCATCTAGTTAGCACTACCAAATTATCACCTGGGTTCGCAGCCTCGGGCATACCAAAATAGCTGTGATTTAAGGTCGTATTTTTAGGAAACCTATGTAGGCCTGGCACGCCCTCAACGCAATCAACCCCCGATCCCCATCGTCGGTGATGCCGATAATTCGTTGAGCATGCGCTGGGTCAAGTTCGGCTCGACGGGTTCCATGAACCATGCTGCCGGCGCCGGTGGTGGTTGGCACTGAACCGCCACCGGAACCGTACGCGGCGAGTAGGACTGACAGCCGCAGATCAGCAGTAGCCAAACGATCGTTAAGGCGTTTCTGTGTTTGTTGTGCATTGGTCAATTCGCTGTGATGGGTTTGGTCGCTGGCCTGCAGACGGCGCTCGAGCACCAGTCGTTTCTGCAGCTCCATCCGTTGAAGCGACGCCCCGGCCAGCGTCAGTTCGTTAAGCGTGTCGCTGTGCAGCCGCGCCAGACGCTCAAGCTTCGCGCTGTAACGCCAGTCCTGGATCTGCCAGGTCAGCACTGGGGCCGCGCCAGACGTCACAGCGACCAGTGCGATCAGGGCCGACAGCTTCCATGCCGCTCTGGGCGCAGGCAGCAGCGTCATGTCAGCGCCCTCCTCACCCCGGCTTCGATCAACTGAGTGGCGTACGGAACGCCCCCGTTCTCGTGCCTGATGATGGCGGTCACCAAACCCACCAGAACCGGCAGCGAATGGACATCAAGGGGAGCTTCGGACGCCACCTTTAGGCTGGCGGCCGTGGCGTGGATGTACGATTCAGTGTCGTTCTCTGTCCCCGGCGCCCAGCGGCTGATGATCTCTCGGACAGTGTCTATCCCTGAAGCGCCAACGTTCGGCATACCGTCCTTGCCCCGGTAAGCGAGGATCAGTTTCGCGAGTGCGCGGATGCCGCTCTCTGGCGTGTCGAACCGGGCGAAGCGCTTCTCGATCGCCGGATCCGGGGTGAGTTGTCCGATCCAGCGATTGCGAGGGTTGTAGTCGATGTTGCCAGGGTTGTTGTTGCGAACACCTCGGGTGACTGCAGGCATGGACTTTCTCCAGACGAAAAAAAACCGCCCGTGGGCGGTGTGAAATTGCAGTGATTGATTAGAGCTGGATGACCCTTAGCGGCTTCTTCGGCTTTCCTTTCGCGCTGGCTTTACCCTTCTTGCCGCCGTTGCACTCGACGGTCGTCGACCAGCCGGCCTTCGTAAAAACCTGCTCCACCGAATCGATCAAGTAATTGCCATCAAGACCGTTCTTGAAGCCCTGGGCATTGATCTCGCGCTCAGCGAACAGGTCGGTTCGGCCGGGCATCTCTAAACGTACGGCAGCGGTTGATCGATTGAAGCCCGCGAGCCGTGCCTTGGCCGCAGCCTCGGCGGCGCTCTTGTTTGCGTGGATGTGTCGGTCGGTATGGATCGGCGGCAAGCCCTCAGTCATTTTGTCGTTGTCGAGTTGCACGGTGACTAGGTCGCCGTTCTTGTCTGCGTATGCCGCTTTTACCGCCCTCTTGACGTTGTCGTCGCCCAGCCTGAATTGCCAACGGCTTACGTCGCTTCGTTTGATCACCAGGATCGGTACAGCCTTTCCGCTGGCACTCACGCCGCCTTGGCGCGGCAGCACAATGAGTTTGTTGTTGGCCACCTTCGCAGTGCAATCGAATTGCCTGGCAAGTCGCGTGATGAAGTTCAGGTCGGACTCGGTCAACTGGTCCGCGCGCTCAACAGGCGTTCGCACGGTGCATTCAGGCTTCCAGCCATTGCGGCCGGCGATATCCGCCACGATGGAAGCCAGACTCGCACCTTCCCAACTGCCGCTGCGCGTCGTCTTCGCGTCGCTACGGGTGTCACCCGATTTGCTGCGGATGACGAGGGTGTCGGGCGGACCCGAAAGCTCTATTTCATCAACGGTGTAGTTGCCCATGAGTGTAAGCCTCTGGCTTTCGTAGCCGAGGTAAACATCCATTTTGGCGCCCCGCTTCGGCAAGGTGACAGCGCCATCGCGATCATCAATGCGCAGCTCGAAGTCATCCGAGCTGGCACCGGGCTTGTCAGTCGTTCGGATCAGCAGCATCCGATCATTGATCAGCGCGGTGATGTCGCTGCCATTGGCGACGATCTTGAAGACTGGTCTCAAAGCATCCACTCCATAAAGGTGGCCCTGTACTCGCTGAGGCTGGGGAGGATCATCAGTTCCATAGCGTCACCACCTCATCCACCGCCGGCGCCACATCAGGCAGCCTGATCAGCAGCCCGGCCGCAAACGGCTGGGGTTCATCCGCCAGCCCCTGATTGGCATCGAGTACGGCCTCGACGGTGCCGATCAGGTGGCCGTAATGGTGCTGGCAGATGGTGTCGAGCACGTCGCCGTCAGACGTTCTGCAGGTCATCGCCATAGCGTAAAAACTCCAGGGTGAACGCTTGCTTGCGCGGGATTCCGCCCTGCAGCAGCGCGCTCTGTTCTTCGTTGAGGTTCACAAGGCACCAGTTGCCCAGCACCTCGCCATAACCCGTCGTCAGCATGAGCGGCTGCAGCTGCCGTCCGATGCTGCGCAGGGTGTTGAGCTGTTTCAGGCCCCCTTTGAAAGAAGGGAATATCGCCCCTTTGATGGTGATCTTTTCTTCGCCGATGGCCACGGCCTGCTGCGCCGGGCGACGCGTCAGGCGCTCTTGAGCAGCCCAGCGAAAAGCGCTTGAGCGACTCAGTTCATCGAACGCCGCCGTGTCCAGGTTGAAGAAGTACGGCGGTGTGTTGGGCGTCAGCGGCTGCATGATCATCAGGTGAGGGAATGGCTTGACCGCTTCCGGCGCAGGCGTGCCATTGGGTGCCATGCCAGCCGTTGCGAAAATCGGTTCTGATCCCGGGCTGAGCTTGGCGGCCAGCTTGTTCACAGCTGACTTGGCGCGCGCTGCCTGCTCGCCCAGCACCTGAATCCGGTCTTGAATTTCAGCGGCAGCGCGCGTGGCTTTGCCGTACATCGCGACGACTTGGCCGACTTTCGCCTGTGCCGCGCCGATGGCCCCGGTGACGCGCTGCAGTTTGGCCCCGATCAGGGGACCTACGAACGGGATGCTCTCCAGCTCGTTAGCCGCGCCGGATATCTCGCCGATGGCGCCATTGACCGGGCCGAGCATCCCGTCGAGATCCTTGCGCCCTGCCTCGCCGGCCTGTACCAGGTACTTGAGGCCCGATTGCATACTTTCCAGATAGGGCATTCGTGCTCCTTAAAACACCGGTTGATCCGTCATGTCGCGGCGCGCCACTTGCTGCGCGGTCTCGGTAAGGCGCCTTTCGATGTCCGGCATTAGCTTGTCGATCAGCTCGCGGGGATCCTTCACATCGCCGTGAACGGTGATGATGAAGGAAGGCGACACCGTTATTTTTTGATAGGGTCTGGAGCCGGATGGCAGGGCGTTGTTGTTGCCCGCTTTTTTCAGCGACTTCGATACATCCGCCAGTGCGGGAACTGCCAGCGCGGCACTGGAAGTGATAAGCGGGCCCTTGGGAGCAAACGATGCGCCCATGCTTGCCAGCATTGGCACGGCAGGTCCGGGACGATCTCCCACCAGTAATGAAACCGCCGGCCGTGAAGTTGCTGCAGCAGGCGGTTCCGGTCCGCCAAACAACGACTTACCGACGACGCCACCCAATCGGCCACCGCCCATGCCGCCGAGGACGCCGCCGATCAATCCTCCAATCGCTGTTCCGATGATTGGAACCACGGAGCCGATGGCAGCGCCGGCAGCGGCCCCGGCCAACGTACCTGCCAAGGTGCCAGCGGCATCGCCATACCCTTCCGCTTTTTCATCGCGGGTTTTTGCGTTGTCGTAAACGTCTTTGGCGTTGAGGGCCGCGTCAAACACGGCGGCCGCAGGATTGCCTTTCCCCAATCCTCCGAGCTTGCCAAGGCGAATGCCTGACGGTTTGCCCGACGCCACCAACGATGCGGCCGGCGCTTTGAGCGTTGCGCCAGGCGGCTTCCAATCACTGAGAGACTTCGCCGCATGCGGCGCGCCGTTCGAGTAAACACGCACACGAGGCTTGGCCGCGGTTACTGGTTTCTCCGGAACACTGACGGCCCGGCGACCACGACCGATACGGCGTTTGCGGCGCCCTTCTCTGCCGCTGCCGCCCAGATCTGCGCCTCCGCCGGCAAGGCCGCTGACAATCGCAACCTTCTGGACGATGTTGGGATTGCCCATCAGCGTGCCGCGCGCGACGTTCATCATCCCTTTCGCGATTTTGAAGCTGCTATACGCCGCTGCCGCCGTCGCAACGGCAGCGCCGATGCCCAGCAGACCTGTCACCAGTTTCGGCGATTCATCGCTGACGGCGGCAAGCCCTTTGGCGACCGAGGTCAGGCCCGAGGCAAACCTGTCAGTGACCGGCTGCATCGCGTCGCCGGCGCTGCGCAAGGCATCGTCCATCGCCTGGCTGGTTTCTTTCCAGAGCTGCGCCGAGGTTTCCCGCCGTTCCCTCAGGTTCTTCTCGAGAATCCCGGCGGCACTGGCCGAGTCGGCTTTCAGCTTTTCGTAAAGGCCCTTGCCCTGCATGTAGGCAGCGAGCGCCGCTTTCACCTGGCTGTCAGCAAACAAGTCGCCGGTGCGTAGCGCCTGTTCGAGTGACGCTACCATTGCCTGGGCTTTTGCCGGGTCCGTCTCTTCGGTGATCCCCTCCATCGCTTTGGACATGGCCTTGGCTTGCGCCGGATTAGTCGCCTCAATGTAGCGCTGCGCCAAAGCAAAACTTGATTCGACTGTGGACAGCCCACGCTTGAACCCGCTATTCAGCGAACTCTGGTAATCGATACCGGCGTCCTTGTAGGCCTTGACGACGTCCGTAGACCCCATCTTGTCGATCCAGTTCTTCAGGTTATTCGCGGCTTCATCCGAACTGCCGGCCGTCTTCATCTGCACCTGAAGCATGGCGCCCAGCTGCGTAACCGCGTCGTTGCCAGTGATACCCAACCGCCCCATACCCGAGAGCAGTTGCGGGAACCACTTGGCCATGTCACTGGCTTCAAAGCTGCCCGCCTGCCCCTGAAAGGCGATCGCTTCGAGTGCCTTCTGCATGTCCTGCGGGTCTTTGATCAGTGCGTTCTGCCCCAACGCGTTGATCATCGTCGCGGTGTCTGTCGCTTCAGCACCCTGGCCGATCACGAACTTGGCTGCCACCGGCGCGTATTCCATCGCCTGCTTGAGATCCATGCCCGCGCCGACCAGCGCGTTGATCACGTCGGCGACTTCGTTGCGCGCCATGCCGGTGTCACGGGAGGTGCTGATGATCCTGTCGGAGACTTGCTGTTCTTCGGGTGTGTTGGCAATGGCCGCCTTGATCGCGATGTCTCGCACCATCGCGCGGTAGTTGGCACTGACCTTCGTCGGCACGATCATCGTGGCCGCCGCCGCACCAGCCGTCACCGCGGCGGTGTTACGCAGGCCCGCCGCGCCTTGTTTCATTTGTGTGTGGCCGGTGGACTTCAGCTCTGCAGAGCGAGCCTTGCGGCCCATCTGTTCGTAAGCCTGCCCGAGGTTTCGGACCTGAACGCCCTGCTTGCGCAGAGCGTCGAGATTCGCGTCAAGCTTGCGGCGTAGCCCGTCAGCGGAGGATGAGCCAACGGCATGCGCCTTTCGCCATTCGTCCTGCAGCTTGCGGGTTTCACCGATGACGGACTGCAGCACCCGGGTCTTGCTCGCGGTCGACTCAAGCTTCTTGACCCGACCCTCCACGTCTTTGAATGCAACGCCCACCGACTTGCTGACGGCGCCGCCGATCACCAGGCCGAGCGCTAACTGTTTTGCCATTTCATAGCCCTTCGCTTACGGCTTTACGCTGCCGGGCGGCTCATTCACTGAGCCACCACACCATGTCGTAAAACGGCATCGTCTCGATCTCGTTCAGAGTGAAGCCCGTTTCTCTGGACAGACGTATGGCCAGCTGACGCAGCAGTGACGGGTCAAACTGCGTCTTCTTCAACCATGCGAAAGTAGCCGCGCTTCACGCGCTCATAGTCCTTTAGCGTGAGATTTGCGAGGTCCTCGGCGCCGATCTCGGCAAGGCTGCAGAACATCATTGCGTCGACGGCTAGCTCGTCGTTAGGATGAGCCTTTTGACAGGCGCGAAGGTCGCGAACAGTCGGGGTACGCATGGGCAGCTTCTCGACCTTGATGTTGGTGATCAGGGCCGGTGTCGAAAGCGTCACGGTGACGCCTTGGTCAGTCACGGCGAGCCAGGTCGGCAGTCCGTCAGCGGGGTTTGCAGTGCTCATGAATAATCCTTATATGCCTAGCTGGTTACGCATTTGCTGAAGTTGATCGACGCCGTTGATAACCCGCACCGAGTTCACCGGGTCTATTTCAAAGATGACCACGCCATCAATTTCCAGCTTGTAATAAGACACGCCGACCGAGTACTTAAACTCGGCCTTGTCGCCGGATTTCCAACTGCCGGGATCCAGCTCTTTGAGCATCCCCCGGATTGTCGCGGTGACGCCCACGAAGCGGCCTTTCTGCTCTTTGAACGAACCACGGAAGGAGCCGTTAAAGGCGGTCTGGTCAGCCAGGCCGACGAATTTCATTGCTTGCTGGCGTACGCCGTTAGCCGCGAACGAGGCTTCGAGCTTTTCCAGCCCCACGTCCATGTCGATCTCGCCGTCCATGCCGCCCGCACGATAGCCCTCCGTCTTGACGGCGATCTTCGGCAGCGTCAGCTCAGGGATGTCGCCGGAGAAGCTGATGCCGTCGATGAACAGGTTGGTGTTGAATAATGTCTGTGGCGTCATTGGTTGGCCCTCTTAGGCTTAGGTGTCGAGGACTTCGGTGAGCCACTGATTGGTGACTTCAACGAGAAAGTTCGGGTTCTCTGCAGGCGGCACGTCGGTGAAGCGAATCACCTAATACACCTTGCCCTGCTCCAGCTGGCTGGCGGTGTTGCGTTCCGGGTCGGCATACACCTCGAAGTTGATGATCGCGCCCTGATTCTTCAGGTCGCGCATGAAGTTCTGCAGGCCTTCGGTGACGTCCTTGACGTAGGTCTTGGTGATCGAACGGTCGACTGCCCATTTGTGGCCATACAGGATCGCGTCCATCACGATGTCCATCGTCCGAACGCGAGTGACGAATGCCCACTTCGGATCGCTGGAGCGGGTGCGGTTGCCCCACAGGCGATAACCGTCGTCGCGGATGATGGTGGTGATGTTCGCCGCGTTAAGCAGGTTGGCCCGGCAGGTGGTGTCGCCGTCCAGGAACTCGATCGGCCGCGACGTGCCGGTAATGCCGACAAACTCTTTGTTCGATGGGGAAGCCCAGAAGCCGTACTCGTTGTCGGTCCATGCGAACAGACCGGCGACGAATGCTGAGGCCGGCGAGTCAACGGTGCCATTGGCGCTTGTGTCCCAGAACTGCACACCAGGATCGACGAGGAACACGCGCTTGCTGCCGAAGTTCTCGGCGTAGGCCAGCGCGTCTTCGTCGTTGCTGTTCGGGCCGTCAATGATGGCGATCGCTCGCAGCTTGCCAGCCAGGCCATCCATCGCTGTGGCAATCGCCTGCGTTGCCGAGTGCTTCGGCGCAATCAGCAAACGGGGCTGGGCGTTGAACTTGCTTTTACCATCAAGCAGCGCCTGCAACCCGGTTCGTTTGCCGGAGGCGAGAACGCCGCCGATGATTGCCGAGATCTGCTCGGAGGGGTCATCCTTTTTTGCG